GCCCGTTCGGGAGATAGCAACCTCGTGCGGGCCGCTAGCTCAATGGTAGAGCAGCTGACTCTTAATCAGCTGGTTGAAGGTTCGAGTCCTTCGCGGCTCACGATCCCCGCACGAATTCCCACCCGGGAGCCCGATTTCAGGGCCGGCGGACCCACAGTTGGACCCACACCTCCTGCCCCCCGTTGCCCCATGATGCGGCACGCCTAGGATCCACGGAGCGGCCCGTTTCCCCTCCGGGTGGTGTTTGGATACCCCCCACTGGGGGTCCGGACCCACAATTGGGGGCGGACGAGGTGGGCGGGACAATCCACGAACGTGCGGGCAGGGAACCCGGGCCCTGCCGCCGGTCCACTCCTGGGGGTGCCCCGGCCGGCCCCGGCGGATCCATGGCCACCTCGTCCACTCACTCCAGCCACGAGGCCTCCCGGCATCCCGGGCGAGGGCATCGATAGGACGCGGAGAAATGCTGGCGGGTGCGGGCATTGGTGCCGGCGGGGGTGTAGCGCATTTCCACGAGGTGGACGGGACAGGGCGGGAGGGCGGCCCCGGTATAGGCTCCGTTCGCGGCCGGCCCCTCTAGACCCCCTGGACGGGTTGGCCGTTCGATGGCCGCGAGGAAGGCCCGCATTTCGCCCACGATGGCCTCCAGGCGGTCCCCTTCGAACGTCACGCGCGTTTAGGTGGCCTCCACGATTTCCGTGGCCAGGTGGTTCCGGAACGCGAAATCCCCGGGGCTGGACGGGCTCCGCCACCCGCACAGGCACCCGCGCTCCGTGCGCTCGTGGGCCTCCAGGATCCGCCGGGTGGCCCGCAACCTACGGTCCCGGGCCGTGGATGCGCTGGACGGCGGGGCGTAGCTCACGGGCAACACTCCACCTCTTCGGGCGGGGGTGCGTCCAGGGATTGGATTGGTTTGCTCACCGCGAATTGGATGGACGGGTCCAGGTCCTCCGCCCACGCCCGGATATCTCCCACGGCCACGAATTGCCAATCGCCCGCGAGGGGATCCCCGAAGAGCCACCGCGTGGTCCCGTCCTTCTCCTGGTTCTCCGGGCCGATGGTCACCGCGTGATAGCCGCCGAACGAGCCGGCCCCCGGCACGTCCATGGTGCCGCCCCCGTGGAGGAGGATTGCGCGCTTCTCCTTGTGGGCCTGTTTCAACCCCTCCCACCCGCGGCCGCTCCAGATGTAGAGGGTGGGCTCCCGGCCGATGGACGCCCCGTACCGCTCCCACGCGGTCCTCGCGTCGTACAGGTCCGTGCCCTCCACCATGTCGTCCTGGTGGTGGCGCATGTCGCCACCCCAGGCGGTCCCCTTCGGATCGTGGAGGTGGTAATTCAGGACGGTGGCGGCCGCCGTCATGTTGCAATTGGTCCACCCGTGGTCCTCCCCCTTACCGCCCGATTCGCTGCCGTAGGGCTCCGTGGGGTCCGAGCCCGGGTCCTGTCGGTGATGCGGAGGACGCCACCACCCCGCGGGAGGCGGGGCCACCCCGCCCACGTCCACCACGTCCGCGGGGGTGGGGAGGCGGTGTCCCGGCACGAGGACGCGGAGCCCCAGGGTGATGGCCAGGGTGCGGGGAACGGCCCGGATGAGGCCATCCCGGATCTTCTCGTCCGAGGTGCGGAGGATCATTTCGGGCCGGGTTTCGCGGCCAGGGCGGGGGAGCTGACGATGTAGCTGCCCGAGCCCGCAATGAGGACGGTTCCCAGGGAGGGAATGTCCTGGACCTGGATCGTGCCGGCGGCCACGCCCGAACCGTAGGCCAGGAAGTTGGCCACGGATCCGCCCGGGATGATGTTTATCAGGATCGTGGTGTACCCCGCCTTCGTGTACCCCGAGATGCCCACGGGGGCACGGCCGTGCGTGTTCGCCTGGGAGGTGGCCACGTAGGGGAGGCCCGAGAGCTGGAGGGCGGCCGCCACGGGTGCGGAGCCATTCGTGGGCACGCCCGAATAGATGAAGTGATAGAGGACCCGGTTTCCCACCTTCGTGTAGAAGCCCGCCTGGAGGGTGGGGGCCCACGTGGACGTCCCGGGCGTGGCGTAGGCGAGGACCGGCGGGAACACCCCTTCCTCGTAATCGTCCAGGACGTTGGGGCCCGCGTTGGGCACGTCCACGGCGGGGAACGCGATACCCCGGAACGGTGGCGTGCTCGTGGCCGTGAGGCCGGCCACGGCCGCCTCCAGGGCGGTGATGGCCGCGGCCACGGAATCGCCCCAGGCCTCCGTGATGGGTTGGCCCGTGGTCACTCCGCTAACCGGCATCGATCCAACCTCCCGAGCGATTCACCTGGACGGCCTCCGCGTCCACCCACACCCCGTTCCGGTAGACGAGGACGCCCTCCACGTCCACCCACGCCCCGTTGCGGAACACCTGGGCCTTCCCGATGGGCGTATAGGCCTCCACCCACGCGGCCAGGGCGGAGCCCGTGGAGTAGCAGTTGGACATGTTGGTGGGCCAGGCCTGGCCGGCCGGGGCTCCCGTGTCCCGCTGGTAATACGGGCCGGATCCCGACTGGAGGCCCCATTGGGCGGCCATGCCCGCGTCCGTGTCGGTGGCAATCCCCACCATGAAATTCGCCCCGGCCGGCAGCTCCACGGCCACCTCCATGGGCCACGTGTATTTCAGGAGGGAGCCCACGGAGAAGGCCGCCGCGCTCGTGTTCTTCAGGGCCGATTGCCCGAGGAGGCGGTTGGTGTCCGAGGTGGCCCCATCCCATTTCCACACGCACAGGCGATAGTCCAGGGAGCCGTACCCCTGGACGCCACGGAGCCACGCCCCCACGTGCGTGATCCGGCCGGCCTCCGGCATCGTGAGGCGGGTGGCCGCCTGTTGCCGGATGTTCCCCTGTCGCCACGTGGCCTGTTCCGGGGCGGAGTTATCACCGAGGCGGGCCATCGGTCCTTAGCCCTTGATCCAGATATCGCCTTCGGTGGGCGATGCGGGGGCGGCCGTGCCGCCGTAGATCGTGTCCCCGGCGGCCGTGCCGGCCCGTCCCCATTGGGCGGGCTTCCCGGACACGTTGGCCCACGGGAGGTTGCCCGTGTGGGCGGGGTTGCCCGTGGGGTCCAGGGCGTGCGGAGCTGCCGCGAACGTGGCCGGTTTCGCGGACACGGAGGCCCACGGGAGGGAGCCCGTGTGGGCGGGATTGCCCACCGGGTCCAGGGCGTGGCCGGCGGGAGGGAACGCGGTGGGCTTCCCGGTGAGGACCCCGTAATCGATGGTGCCGCCGGTCCCGTTGCCCGTGTGGGCGTGGAGCCCCGGGGGGTAGAGGTTGGGCGTGCCGGTGATGTTCGCCCAGCTCATGCCGAGCTGCCCCGCGGGGTACAGCTCCGCAATCATCTGCTGGATGGCGTCCGATACGGCATTCGCCCAGGCGGAGGTGGCCACGGCCCCGCCGGCCACGTCCGAGGGCGGGACGGGTGCGGCCACCTAGCGGCCTCCGATCATTGCCACGTACCGGTCCCCCATACGGCGGAGCCCCATACAACCTCCGGGACGAGCCCGAGCCCGCTATACGCCCACAGGTCCATTTCCAGGCGGAGATGGCCGGGGTCCGCCCGCCATCGAATGCCCTGGACGTGGAACACGCCATCCATGATGCCGTCCCCGTCATCCCACCGAACCTCGTGGCGGTCCCCCAACTCCAGGTCCATGAAGCGTTCCAGGTCCGCGCTGGACATGGTGGGATCCAGCTCCGCCGCGATGGCGTCCACGCGGGCGGTACGCTCCGCCAGCTCCGAGATGTAGAGGTTCGCAAACGTGGTGACGTCCGCGTCATAGCGGCACGTGAGGTCAAACCGCTGGAACGTGCGGAGCCCGTATTTCAACTGTGAATCGGGGGCGGACACGGTGATGGCGGTTCCGCCCGTGCGGGCCGCGGACACCTGGTTGCGGATATCGTCCAGGTCCGAGCCTGTGCCGAACCCCCCGGGCTCGAGCACCGTGAAGGAATAGGGGCCCGGGGTTTCCGTGTTGCCCCACGTGGCCCGGGTGGCGTTCCAGCGAGGGTTGGCCGCGTGGCCGGCCGCCTGTTTCCACCACGTGGCCCGCCGGAACGCGAAACGCCCGTCCCGGTCCACGAGGAGGTCCGCCCCGGCCTCCGATTCGGTGGACACCATGGCCTCGTCCAGGAGGTTCCGGGCGAACGTGCTGGACTGGTGTTGGACCACGCCCGAATCATCGAACCCGGTGCCCATGGCCGCGTATGCCGCATTGATTCCGGCCATGGTGAGGATGCGCTGGACGCGGGCATGCGTGAGGTCCCCGAGCCCCACGGCCGCGGCGGCCTCCGGGAGGTCCACCGAGCCGAGGTCCGCGAGGCGGTCCACCAGCTCCGCCCCGAGGCGGAATGTCCCCTTCGCCCACCCGTCCCGCACCCGGCGGACCGTGCCGCGGTAGAGGGGGATGGGGGAGCCGCCATCCACCACGGCCCGGATCCGCAGCTCCGAACCCACCTTCACGGGCGTGCCCTCGCGGAAGCTCCATTTCCCGCCGCGGGCGTCACGCCATACGAGGCCCACCGAGGCCGTGCCGGCGGAGTTGCGCTGGTTGCCCGTGTTGCGGCCGCGGGCCGTGGCCAGGGATTCCACCTCCGAGCCCGGGAGGGGATGCCACAGGGGCTCCAGGCTGGACCACGAGCCGGTATCCCAATGGGATACGTCCCACACCATGTTGCCGGCGGCCGTGCCCCGGAGGCCCACCTCCGCGATCAACTCCACCCGGTCCCGCCACGAGGTATGCGCCACGGCCCTAGGCGGCCTTCCAGGCGGGCCCGTTGGCACGCTCGTACGCCCGCACCGCCTGGACCACCTCGCGGCCGATGGCCACCGGGTCCCCCACGCCCGCGTAGACGTTCACGGTGATGCCGCCCCCGCCCAGGCGGTCCAGGGGGACGATGGCCTCCGGGCGTGAATTCGCGGACAGCATGGCCAGGGTGGGCCCGGTGACGATGCCGCCGCGGTCCAGCACGGGGAGATTGGGGAGGCTGAATTTCCCGCCTCCCATGACGATATCCCCGCCCAGGGGATTGGGGATCCGGATTTCCGGGATGGAGATACCCACCGAATTCCAGCCCCGCGCAAACGCGTTCCACGCGTCCTTCACGATCCCGATGGCCTTATTGATCCCATCGCCCAGGGGTTTGAACAGCTTCCCCAGGAAATCCATGATCTTGCCGCCCGTGTCCGAGATGCCGCTCCACAGCTTCCCGAAGAAATCGAGCACCTTCTTTATCGAATCGATGACGCCATTGAAGATTCGGGAGCCCGTGTCCGTGGCCCACCCGAACAGCTTCCCGAACCACCCGAGGACCTGCCCGACGATATCGATGATCTTGCCGAACCAATCGAACGCGATCCCGATGGCCTTCCCGAGGACGTCCCCGATGATGCCGGCCACGCGGGTGACGGTATCGATGAGCGGGCGGTTCTTGTCAATCCAATCCCGGATGGCCTTCACCACGTCCAGGACGATGCCCACCACGACGGTGATGACGTCCGCGAGGATGGGCATCAGCTCCGCGGCCAGGGGCATGATGGCTTCCCCCAGTTGCGTCCAGGCCTCCTCCTGTTTGGCCGCCCCGCGGGCCTGTTTGTTGGCCAGCCCATCGGACGTCCGGGCTAGGTCCCCCTGGGCCTTCCCGGTCTGGTCCAACATGAGCTGGTAGGTGGCCTGGGCCACGGCGGATTTATCGATGGCCCCCGTGCCGTCATAGAGGCCCATCTCCATGGCCTTCTGTTTCACGGTGGCGGAATCGAGCGACACCCCGTATTTCCGCATCGGCTCCGACTGGCCCACGAGGCCCGATTGCATGGCCGCGAGGACGTCCTCCGGGCTCGCATTGTTGAACGAGCCCATGTCCGCCGCGAGCTGGATCATGCCCACCGACATGTCCGCGGAGGCCTTGTCCGAGAGGCCCATGTTGGTGGTGAGGTTGCCCAGGGTGCCGGCGGCCTCCAGGTATTTCCCGCTGGAGAGGTTCACCGTGTCGGCGGCCGTGGCCGCGTGGTCCGTGATGGATTGCGCGCTCTTGCCGTAGATCTCGTTTACCTTCGACGCGCTCTCGGCCTTATTCGATGCCAGGTCTATCGAATTGCCCACCGCGTCCACGGCATACGAGATGGCGGTCCCCGCGAGGTCCTTCGCAATGCCGCCCGCAAACGTGCCGATGGCGGAGCCCATGGCCACGGCCTTCGTGGAGAGGCCGGACGCGTGTTTGGCCGTGTCATCGAACGATTTCGAGAGGTTGTCCACGTCCTTCTGGCCGTTGACATCCACCCGGACGGCCAGATCCATGGTGGCCACTAGCGCATCACCGAATGGAGGATTTCATCCATGGCCCGGTCCGCCGCGTCCATGGCGTCCCCCGAATCGGCCGCCGGCCACAACCAATACCCCCGACTGTTGCGGGGCCCGAATTGGGCATACGTGGAGCTGCCGAATTCGGCCCCCAGGATGAGGTCCTGGAGGGAGGCCGGCCGGCCGCCCCGCCCGGACACGAGCACGCCCGCGGGGGCGAGGATGGATCCGTGGTCCGCCTGGAGCCCCGAGGCGGCCATGCGGGCCTGGGGCGTGGGGCGTCCGGAGGCCGCCGAGCGGGCCGCGTCCAGGACGGCTTCCGCGTAGGGGTCCGCGAGGTCATGGGCCCCGCCGTCCAGCTTGTCCATGAGGGCGGCCAGGGCGTCCGCCCCGAGGTTCAGGTCGCGGGCGTCTACATCGATGGTGCGGGGCATCCCCTACCGCCTCCGGGACGCCCGCCGGTTGGCCTCCGCCCGGGCCCGCAGCTCTTCCCTCATGGCCTGTTCGAACGCGTACAGCTCGTCCAGCCGCATGGCGTCCACCTCGCGGGGCGTCATTCGCCAGAACCGGCAGAAGGCGGCGAGGTCCCGCCACCGGGCAGCTCGTTTGGGAGTGCATCCGAGGCGGCCGCCATGATCGGGGTGAGGTCCCGGAGGCGGACACGCCCCAGGAACGAGGACGCGTCCTCCACGCCATCGGTGGCACCCGTCCGCACGGCCGCGTAATAGACGGCCCCGAACCCGCGCATGGGGGAGCCCTCCGGATAGTCCTGTTGGGCGAGGCGGACGTCCTCCACCGTCATGTCATCCACGAGGCGGGCGAGGACGTCCGCGGGCACGTACTGGATGCCGGCCCCATCACCGCCGGATTCGCTCATGGCGTTGCCGTGCTCCAGGCCGGGGCGGACAGGACCGGCAGCTCCATGGACCACTCCCGCACCTGGCCCTCCGCATCGTCCGTGCCGAACAGGGAGGGATCGAACGGAACCTCCGATTCGAACGAGCGATATTCGGTGGCGTCCGTCCGGTCATACACCTGGACTTCCACGGGGGAGCCCACGAGGTCCGGCCACAGGGTCCGCGAATCCACGGACAGAAGGCCCTCCACCGTACAGGTGAATTTCGTGTCCGCCATGGTGGTGAAGGTGCCCACGAACGTGGACACGGAATCGATGGTCTGGTCCGGGGCAATCTCGCATGTCCGGACGTCCGAGGACACGTCCACGGGCGGGCCGGCCGCGGCCCCTGCCCCGTCCAATGGCTGGAATATCAGCTTCGGGTTGCGGATGATGAGCGGTTTCGCCACCGGGATTTCCTCCTATCCAATCGCGTAGGTGAGGCGGGCCGCGGCCGCGAGGACCGGGATACCTGTTGATTCGTCCACCACGGGCCGGCCCGTCTCCCGCAGATACCAGCCATCCGGCAGCGCATCGATGATGCCCAACAGGAGGGAGCGGATGGTGTCCATGCCCGAGCGGGGATCCCCCGCCGGGGCCACGGCGATGGCCAACCAGCCCTCCGAGAGGGTGCCCATGGCGGGCCCGGTGCGGATCCATGGCTCGTCCGGGCGGAGGACCACGGCGGGGGCCTTTATGGATTGGACGGGGGCGGGGTAGATGTTGGCGTTCAACTCCAGCTCCAGCACCTTCGCCAGGTCCTCCCCGGGCGTGCTCACGCGATTGGCCAGGCCGTGCGCTGCCCCACGAGTAGCCGTTGGTAGGTGGGGTGGTTGGCGGCCACCCGGAGGCCGCCGCTATCGAATACCGCGGCCACCCCGTAGGGGGCGTCCGGGGCCTTCGTCACCATCACCGCGAGGACCAATGCCGCCTGGGATTGCGAGGCGGAGGGATCCGTGATGGGGACCCCTCCGCAATCGGAAGTTACCTGTTCCACGGCCGCGTCCAATGCGTCCTGGAGGGTCTGGTCCGCGCTGGACGTGGTGACGCCCAGGCGGGCCTTCACGTCCTCCAGGGTTGGCCAGGCCGCCATTACGGGATGACTACCGGCAGCGTGTAGGTGGTGAAGGCCGCGGGGTAGATGGGCATTAGCCACACCATGCCCACGAGGCCCACGTCCCGGCCGGCCTTCTCCGGCACGTCCGCCGTGAGGGTGTACGTGCCGTCCTCCGCCCAGGCGAACCCGGTGGAGGGGCCCACCACGATGTCCACGGCCTCGTCATCCAGGGCGGGCACCCACACGGGCGTCATCTGGATGGGGAGCGGGCCGCCCTGGCCGGCGGTAAGGCCGGTGATGGAGGCCATGCCGGGGTACAGGGGCACGCCACCCCCGCCGGCCGGTGATTTCGCATCCATGAAGGCGGCCACGGCATCGGTGGACAACCAGATCCGATTGGGCAGGAGGGCCGTGGAGCCCGGGGCCCCGGCGGCCGCATTGGTGAAGGCGGAGCCGAACAGGGGTGCGGCGGGATCCAGCTCACCGCCGGCATTCACGCCCACGGCCGCCAGGAGGGCATCCACCGCGAGGTCATCCGTGTTGATTGCGTAGGCCTCCGCCAGGAGGTCCAGCCACAGGGTGAGGAATTGCGGGGAGGACCGCTGGAGGAGCTGGATGGAGAGGTCCCCCACCCCGCCCACGCTCACGGCATCGAACGGAACCGTGCCGATGATGGTCTTCCGGGAGGGCAGGGCGGTCTTCTCACCCGCCTGGACGCCCGTCAGGGGCCGTTGCGTGATCTTCGGGAAGTTGAACGTGAGGCCGGACGAGCCCGCCGGCACCTCCCGCGTGGACTGGAGGAAGGGGCGGGATTTGTTGACAATCCCGATCACCTCCGGGCGGTACTGCGGGGGCACTACGCCCAGGTTGTCCGTGGTGATGACGTCCACGGCCGCCCGCGTATGGAGGAACGCGAGGTCCGAGGGGTCCACGCGCTCCCCGGCCATCGCACGGATGGCGAGATTGGCCCACTGGCCACGCTCCAGGGCGGTATCGCGCTCCGCGGCCGTGAAGCCGGCCGGCATGGTGATGGCCTCGCGGGACCGCTCCTCCAGCTCGTGCATGCGGGCCCGGAGGTTGTCCATTTCCCCGGGCACCGCGTAGATCGGGGCGGGGGTGGGCGTGGTGGTGGCCGTTTCGTTGGCCTGTTCCATTTCCAGATCCTCCATGCGTACGGCCAGGACGGCGGCCTCCGGATAGACGGGCCGCCACGTGGTCCCCACCTCACGGAGGCGGAGGTGCTTGTGGACCCGTACGGGCTCCCCCTTGTAGGCCCGGACGGTGGAACCACCGGGCAGCTCTTCGAACCCGATTGAAGCGGAGCGGTGCATGCCCTCCGCGAGGTTGGCCAACAGCTCATCCCCGCGGGGAGTCTTCGCCACCCGGAATGTCATGTATGCCGCGTCCTCGCGCTCCTCCAGGGCGATGCCCCGGCCGGCCGGCGGGTCCGCGTGGTCCTGGCGGAGGACGATTTCCGCCGGATCCGTACCTTCGAATGCCCCCCGCTGGACCATCTCCAGCCCCTGGGGCGTCCGGGCGATGGAGCTGAAGGGGACGATGCGGAGGTCCACCTCGCGGGCATCCCCGCCCGGATCCGCCCGCAGCTCCAGGGGGAATTGCATTTCACGCATCGGGGGAGCCCTCCGGATCCTTCCGCGGGCGTCCGGGCCCGCGCTTCGGGGCCGTGGCCTCCGCCACCGTGGCGGCCACGTGGTCCCGGGCCCGCTGACGGGTGGCGGGGTGGTCCTCGCGGGGCTCCGCCGGCATCCACGGCCAATTCAGGGAGCCATCCGGGGCCTCGTGCTCCAGCCCGTTGAACAGGTGGCGGTACTTCATGCCAGGGATACCTCCATGCCATCGCCCGAGGGGATGGACACGCCCGCGGGCAGCTCCACGGCCGCCTCGTTTGGCGGGACCGGGGCGTACTGCGGGGAGCCCGGGATGATGCCCTCCGCCCGCTGGCCATCCTCCGCGGACATGACGCCCGAGCGGATGCCCGATTCATAGATGCGGAACCGGGTTTCCATGTCCGCGCGCTCCAGCTCGTCCACGTTGAACCGGGACGTGGTGGAGCGGGGCAGGAGGTCCGAGAAGGCCTGTTCCGTGGGCTCCAGGTAGCCCGGGACGAGGCAGAAGCGGATGAGGTCCGTTCCGAGGTCCGCCAGGTTGCGATAGGAGAGGGCCGTACCGCCCCCCACCATCCCATGCTCCAGCAGCTCCGGGGCCATGCCGAACATACAGGCCACGTCCCCCACCGATTGGAGGCGGGCGTTCGAGATTTCCGCCTGTTGCGCGCTCCCGGACAGGATCGTGGCGTCCACGTCCGCGGCCACCTTCGGGGTGTTGGCATCGCCCGCCATCCACGCGTTCCGGATCACCGTGGCCTCGTCCGCCGAGATGGGGACGCGTGGGGACAGGAGCACCGAGGGGATGCCCCCGCCCCCGTAGTAATTCGCGCTCCACTCCAGCGATTCGCGGGCCACCGTCACCGCCGCCCCGCATAGCTGGAGCGGGCCCACGCCCCGCGGGCTCCCGGGCTCCTGGGCAAACAGGACCTGGACGATATCCCGCGAGGGCACCGCCGCTCCGCTCCATTCCCAGGACACGTGATTGCGGAGGGCGTCCCGGGCGTCCGCGTAGGTGCCGGACAGCTCCGCGGGCGGGACATTCACCACCGTGAGGGGGTAGCCGTAGGAATCCCGGGCGGCCACGTAGAGGTCCCAGCCCACGCCCCGCCAGAAATCCCGGGCGGTGCGGAACGGGTCCGGCCGCTGGACGAGGCGGAGCGGATCCGGCCGGCCCTGGAGCCCGTCCATGCGGATGCCGTTCCGCCAGGCCTCCAGGGAGAAGGTGCCCATGAGGTTCGAAATCAGGGTGACGGCCCGGAACACGGCGGGCACCTGGAGGGCTTCACGTACCCCCACGGGCCCCCAGGAGGAGGAGGTCCGGAGGCCCTGGATGGTGAGGAGCTGGTCCGTGAGGCCGGGACGGTCCGCAAACGAATCAATCGCCCGGGTTTCCAGGGGTGCCGCCGTCACCCAATCCCGGAACCGTCCAACCACGCCCACGGGCCCGAGTATGGGGGGCCGCGTCTACGGGGTTTGTGATTCCCTCACGATTCCGCGAGCTCGCGGGCACGCTCGAGCTGCCCCGCGGTTTGTGATTCCCTCACTAGTAGACGGCCGGCCGCCTCGTGGTGGGCTCCGTGGCCAGCCATACCGCCCGGATGGCCGCGAGGGCCGCGGGGATGGCCCGGTCCGATTTCGCCCGCACCGCGTGGAACGAGCCACGGTCCCCGAACGTGGTGGCCCGGGAGGTGAAGGCCAGGTCCGCCCCCACCTCCGCCGCTCCCGCGTGGCGGAGGCGGCCGCCGTCCACCATGGCCACGAACCGGGCGGAGGCGGCCGCGTACTCCCGCCCCACGATGGGCCGCACTCGTTTGCCCAGGTGGCGGGCGAGGTCCCCGTCCGTGGCGGAATCGAATCCCACCATGGGCACGTAGAGGGCCCGGGCCCGGGCCGCGAGGTCCAGCCCGAAGGTGTCCACGTCCAGGGGATCCCCGGTGACGTCCGCGGCCAGGGTGATGGCCACCGTGCCGTCCGATTGCATCCACGCGAGGACCGCGGCCGCACGGCCGGCGGAGGGATCCACGGAGATGCCCAGGGCCGGCCGGACGATGGGCTCCAGCTCCCCGCCGGCACGATCCCAGGCGGCCGCCGACACCATGCGGGGCAGCATGGAGGGGACCCACCGGCATAGGTGCTCCGTTTCGAATATGGCGAGGGTGCCGCCCAGGGAGTGCTTCCGGAATTGCTCCTCCAGGTACTCCTCCCGGATGGTGATTCCGAGGGCCGGGTTGGCCTCCCGCCATCCCCGCCTATCGTCCAGGGCCCGCCCGGGTGCCGCGCTCCACTCCAGGTAGCCCACCTTCGGGTCCAGCTCCGCCCGCCTCCGGAGCCCGTTCAGGACCACGGAGCCATCGTCCCCGGCATTGGAGAGGTAGAGGAGCTGGGGATGGCGGGACGTGGTGAGGGTGGGCTCCGCGGCCGCGATGAATTCGAACGATTGCATTTCGCGGGCCTCGTCCACGATCACGAGGTCCGAGGGGTGGCCGCGGGCCCCGGCCCGGGAGGGGGACACGATGCGGTAGCGGCCGCCGTTCCACATGCGGATCTCCTCCTGGCCATTGGCCAGGCGGATGGAGCGGACGCCCGCCGTAAACATGTCCTGGCCCATGACGTCCGCCACCTGGCCGAACACGTCCCGGGGCAGCTCCCGGTTCTGGGCGGTGTGCATGATCCGCTCGCCCGCCCGTAGGCCCATGACGATGCGCGGCACGAGGTAGGTGGTTTTCCCGTTCTGACGGGCCACCACGAGGGCCGCCTCCGGATAGGCCCACCGTCCCCGCCATACGCCCAGGAGGATCCGGGCCGCGTAGATCTGCCACGGCATCGGCCGGACCCCGG